CCCGCGCGATGCGAGCGACCCACCTACCAAATTTGGTATGTGACTTAGGCGAGTCGGCGAACCTCCATGAAGGACCCCTGGGCCAGCCGGACCGCAGCCGTGCCGGAAGTTGCCTGAGCCCACTGAAGGCTCACGTTCCCGGCGGTTGTCCCCATGAAGACAATCCCCTCTTCGATGGACACAACCTGGTTGCTGGGGTCATCGCGGTTTCCGTAGATGACGGCCGTAGACGTAGCGCCGTGCACACCGAACCGACCCTGTCCGCCAGATGACGTGCTCGACAGGATTACGCCCTGGTCGGGGCCAAGGGCCGAACGGGTGCACGTAGCTCCCGTAGGTAGGCCCCACTGGCAACGGAACCGCGTGGCGTTGTTCGCTGCGGTGTGCAGGAACATGCGCACGTAATACACCCCGTTGGCAGCCAGGGGCGCAATCAGATCCGGATCGTCTGCCAGTGTGATGGTCGACGCGCGGTCCGTGTGGCCAGGCTTGTAGATCATGACGGGCAACATGGAATTGAGCAGCGCAGCAGTCACCCGGACACCGGGATTGATGGCAGGGTAAGTCAAGGGGAAACCTTCCTAAAGAGCGATGATCGGAGTGTCAGCCAGCGCAACGGCCGTGCCGGAAGTCTGGGCCTTGACCACGCCATTCACGCTGCGGGTAACCGTCAGGGTTTGCGGACTGGTCGCGTACGTGCTCACAGGGGTGAGCTTGACCAGGTCACCGTAGAGCTTCAGCCCAGTGCCAGGCGTGCCGGAACAGGTGAAGAAAACACCCGCCTTGGCAGCAGTAGCGGGGGCGGTGAAGGTGGCGTCATAGAACTGCCAGGCACCGACCGTGGGAACGGCCCCGTTGGTCGACGTCGAAATGTAAGTGCCAGTACTGGTGTACCAGTTGACGCTTACGGCAGCACCCAGCGGAAGGGCCTGGAAGGCATACAGCCAGCCGCTTGCCCGGTACTGCTGTCCCACCGTTACAGCCACGCTGGTGGCCTCGACGCGCGGTCCGGCCAGAGTGCCCGTGGTGAGCAAGGCCGAGCCGTTGCCTGACTTAGCCTGCGCGGAGGACCAGGCCACGGACGCACCACTAAGCCCGGACCACCCAGTCACGTTCGCCGCAAAATCGGAGTTGCCGTTAAGGATGGTTCCGACGGCTTGCACGGTCATGCGCTCCCCACCTACCGAGATATCCCAGGGAAGCTGGGCGGGGTCGGCAGACCATAGCGGGCCGCTGACACTGGCCGTGGTGGTAGTCGTCCCCATGGCCGTAGCCAGGGTGGCACCCTCAGCGTCCGCCGTCAGATTGGCGTCAAGGGTGGCGACTTCCCATGGGTCGGCAGGGATGCAGTTGAAATCAATCTGCCACGTGTACATGTCCAGCGTCTCAGACCAACCCATGACGATTAGGTCCACGTCATTGTTACTGACCCACTGGGGCAGGTTGGTTAGCCGGATCTTGTCACCCTCGCGCAGGCCAATGGTGTCCGGGATCAGCACGTCAGCGCCAGGCTTGTGGAGCAGCAGCGAGACAACCGGATACCGCGCGCCATCAAACGTGCTCAGGTGCAATCGCCAGTTGGCCACGGGCTCAGGCTGGCTGTCGTCAGCGAGTGACACGGTGTATGACGTGTCGTACTTACCAATACCGACCGGCGGGTCAGCGATGGACATGGGGCCGGATGCCAGGAACGCCCGGAAGGATGAGCCACCATCTCGCTGCACCGTGATGTCATTGAAAATGTTCGTATCGTCGTCTACCGGCTGAAGGTCCGGGCCTAGGCCAGGGTCGGTGTAGGACAGCGTTAGGGCGGGGGCCTGGCTGTACATGCTCGACCGATCGCGGTAGCGCAGGCCCAAGCGCGCGGACGTCTCAGTCAACAGACCGCCGTCCGCGTCGGCAGCAGCCTCGACCAAAGTTAGTAGCGCGTCGGGCCGCTGGAAGCCAACGGCAAGGGGAAGCAGGCTTCCCGGAATACGCTCAAGACTGAAGTCCTCTTCCGTGGCCAGGCGCAGCATGCGCGCATAAGCGCCGTCCCCGTTGTACGCGTTGTCAGAACCGGTAAGGAAACTCTGGTTCAGCGTCGGTAGTACGTAGAGGTGACCGAAACCCCAGCCATCGTTTAGCGCCGTCCACGCGCAATACACACGGTTGACGTACCCGACCGTTCCAGTACCCGACACGGCAAAGCCGCCAGCGTCTCCGCCTACGTCCTGCCAGTTGATTCCGACGGTATACGTGCCATCAGAGTTGTTGGCCCCATGGAACTGGACGCGAACCCACCCGTTAAAGATATCGTCACCGATACCAATGGGCTGGTTCACCACCTGCACACCGTTATCGTCGTAGCCGTAGATGTGAGCCACGGTTGACTTAGCGGTGAAGTCCCATCGCACTACGCTGCCCGTGGTGAACACGCTGCCTATCGGGGCTTCATTGCCTGCCGACGGGGGCACCTTGCCAAACGCGTTGTAGACGTACTCGACTTGCCACTGCCCGGTAGTCGAGACACCAGGGACGTGCGCATCAAGGACACTCAGCGGGTGCAGGGTGGGAAGCGGCAGGCTTGACGGTAGGGAGTCCTGAGAGGCCCAGTCCACGTTAGTGAGCAGTGCTGGCCGGACACCCGGGATTGGCGAGTAGGCCACGGTCGCATCCTGGGATTCCTCGCACGGCCAATAGGCCAGCGGCGTACCGGACGGAATGCGGCGGCGCAAGGTCGAGTCAAGCGGCTTGTTTCCCTGGCCCATCCGGCGGAGTAGACCTGAAGCCGTTACGGACGTCCACACGTCAGCGTCGTCAGCGGACCAGGCCAGTGGCCAACGGCTGATCTCGCCGACGAACCTGTCTTCCCGGTTGCGTATCTCAGCGTTGCCCTTCAGCGTCCACACGTTGCCCTGTGCGTCCGTTGTAGACGTTGCCTGGTCTCCCAGTGCCCGGAAGTCTGGAGAGGCCACCACAGGGCCGCTGATGCCGTTCCGTACCTCTGCCCGGTAGCAGCGACCGACCAGCGGGTGACGCGACCGTGCACCAGGCTGACCGTGCCGGAAGTCCGTTAGGCCAATCGACAGAGGGGCGGTGCTGTTCTTTACCGTGTTATGCGCGGTCCCGATATTGACGACTGTCGATCCGCCGTCGAATGCGGTATACGGGCCGGCAAAAACGGTGGCGTAGTAAAAGGTGAATGTAGCCGTCTGCGCCGTGGTGTCGATATGGACGGTTGCCCGCAGCGCCGCGCGAGTCGGCAGAATGGGAAGATCCCGCTGCATAAACGCGGTTGAAGTCGCCTGGGCCCCAGTAGTCGAATACTGGAAGAACATGGTTCCCTGGGAGATATTCAGCAGCCAGGAACACTGGTCGCTGGCGTCATCCCACTTCCCTATGAGTACCTGGTTTTCCTGCCCGTACCAGTTGGCCTCCCCCTCCCAGCGGATATCCAGGTCGCCGGTCAGGTCAAGCGCAGCCTTGTCCGGTGTAGAGCAGACGTTTCCGTCCTGGCCATCAAGCTGAAGGTAGGAATCTCCCGTACCCGGCAGGCTCAGCCGCACAGGGGTGTTGCGATTGGTGAGCCCGTAGAGCGGACTCATGGCGTTCCGGGGCGAGTACTTCCCATCCTTGTTGTTCAGCGTGAATGTCAGCGTGGAAGGGTCAGCGGTAGTCCCCTGATCCCTGACACCGCGCGTGATCTGCTTAGTATCGCGGAGGTAGACGTCAGACGACACGTCCACCCAAGCGCCACCTAGATTCAGCTCCGTACGGATGTCTAGCGGAAAGGTGATGGCCACCGCTGACCCTTTCTGTTATCGGCCAAAGGCCGTCTGAACATTGCCTCGACCATCGTTCTTGACGATGCGCCGAATGAGCCGCTTCATGTCCTCATCAGCGCCGGTCACATCAAAGGTGATGGACTGCGCGTTTCGCATGGAAGCGCTGAAGACACCGCGCGGCGAGATATCCGCAGCCATTCCGGGAAGGTCGCCGGTTAGTCCCTGTAGTTGCTTGCGCAGTAGCGGAGTCTGACGCTTGATGCCCTCCTGAAAACCGCCAATGACCATGCGGCCAGCGGGAGTCAGGATCTTGCGGTCAAGGGGCGCGGGGCCCTTCCAGCTAGTCAGCTTGCTAGTCAGGCCACCAAGGGTGGACTTGACGTCACCAAACTGGGACTTGATGCCGTTGATGAATCCACGGATCAGCGACTCGCCCGCACGCTTCAGCACCCCGCCCAGGTCGCCCAGTCCGGAGACAGCGCGACCAGGTAGGGCCTTCAGCCAGCCAAGCGCACTGTTAACGCCGTTCTTGCTAGCAGTGATCAGCTTTCCGCCAGCCTCGCTGGCAACGGACCACAGCTTTGAAGCCAGCGGCTTAGCGGCCGTCCAGACCTGTCCGGGTAGCTTGGTGAATAGGCTCAGCAACCACTTGACCATGGCCCCGGCTGCCTGCTTTGCGTACCCAAACGCACCGCTGAAGTCTCCGCGTAGCAAGGCCGCAATAGCCTTGATCGCAGGGACAAGAACGGAATTGATGTACTTAGCCAGGTAGTTAGCCAGGATGGTGGCCAGCTTCGCCACTAGGTCAATGATCGGGATGAGGATCGGAACCAGGGCCGCAATGACTTCCGCCAGCGCGTTGAACAGAGGAACAAGCGCTAGCAGGATCGGAGTCAGCGCGGGAAGCAGCGCCACAATCAGCATGGAAAGCGGCGGCAGTAGCGGGAGGACAGCCTGAACCAGCGCCAGCACAGCGTCAATCAGCGCGTCAAGGACGGGACCGAGCGCAGCAATGATGGGCATTAGGGCCGCACCAAGCTGGGTGATCACGGGGCCCAGGGCAGAAAGCAGCTTGGCCAGGATCGGCCCCGCAACCTTCAACATCTGCCCCATGAGCTTGCCCAGGGTGGGAGCAAGCGCAGCGATCACGGACCCCAGCGC